TCACCCAAGCCGGTGACGGACTTGGCCACGTCGAGCACCTTGTTCGCGGTAGCCTCGGCCTTGTCGCCGCCAATCCAGCCGACGATCTTCGGCACGATGGTGGCCAGGCCCATAGCGATGCTGATCGAATCCATCACTCCCCCCTTCTCACCTGGGCGACTATGCGCCGTGCGCGGTTCCCAACCTGCGCAAACCACTTGGACTGTTCCATGTGGTGGGCTGCGGCCTCGTACTCATGCGCCTTGATCGCGGCCAAGGTGTTGACGAACGTCGAAAGCGTCTGCACGCCCATATTGAAGGCCATGTTCAGAATGGCCAGGTACACGCCGCGCGGCAGGGCGGACATCCACGGCCAGCGTCGCAGCATGGCTTCCTCGGCCTCGGAGATGTCGGCTTCAAGCCAAGCGTCGGCCTGCTCAATCGTGCAAGTAGTCCCGGCGCGGGCCGGGTAGGCAGGGTCAGGATGTGCTTCGAGGTTGTGTCCCCATCCGAGAGTCCAGTGACCGGCGGGGCAAAGATACGAGACCAGCGCGGGCTTGCCGCTCTGCTCATCGATCTTGAGTTCATCTTCGAGTTCTGGGTACTTGCCCATTAAGCCCTCCACGTTGTGGGGGCTGGCCGGGGCCGAATGGTGTGCAGGCAGAGAAGAGGCAGATACCGCCCACGCCCGTCATGGCGCTCACCGGCCCAGGCCCGCCAGTAGAGCCCAGTATACCGGGGCTATGCGCTCTCTAATATGGGCGTTTGTGGGCAAACGTGGGCGTTTGTGGGAATCTCGCCGCCGGACCTGTCGTGAGCGGCCAATTCGGACGCGAATGCGTAGACCCGCCCTGTCGCCAGGTAGTAGTGCACGGGGTAGCCCCGGCGCAGAACCGTCTTGCGGTCCACACCGCCAAGGTAGGCGCATATTTCACCCCACGTCTCCAGCTTGCGATCCGTCATGCTCCCCCCTTGGTGTCTGGCCCGGTGGTCCAGGTGTCCACGACCTGGGCCATGCGTGTGGGCTGGCAGTTCTTGCTCGTGCAGGTGATCCGGTCGAAGCAGTCGCCGGTCTTCAGGTCGGTGAAGTGCTCGATGATGATGTCCGGGGCCACAGGCGTGGCCTTGTGCATTGCGCCGTTGGCCTGGCCCGCCTGGATGAGTTCGGCGATCCGGTCCAACGACAGCAGCGTAGTGTTAAGCTTCGGGCGGGGCTGGGGCCCCTCGGGCTGGAAAGCCTCCAAGCGCAGACCAAGCGCAGCAGCCGCAGCGGCATCCCTGCGCATGCGCCCCTCGCAGACGGTGCAGATATCCTTGGCCGTCGCCGGCCGGATATGGCAGAGCAGGCAGCGCGTGGCCTGGGTGCCGGGTGCCTTGCGCTTCTCGCTCACTGGCCGCCCTTCTTCGGCACCGCAGCCTCGACCTTGGCGCACGTCTCTGCCCACTCGGCATCCTGACGGGCCTGCTCTCGCGCGTAGGCGATGAGGCAGCACAGCAGGGCAGCGGCGATAAGGAGGGGGAAGAGGAAGCGGGTCATGGCCGAGTCTCCATCTGGTCACGTTCGGTCACGGCGAGCTCTTTGACCTCCATGTGCACAAGGCCGCCCTTGACCGGCTCTGCCCAGACGACGCGCTTGTCCTTGATCTGCGAATCGTCGGCCCAGATGCCAGCCCTCGTGCATGCATCGAAAAACACCTTCTCAGCGTTGTCCTGATCGCGCTTGCGCTTGTCGGGGGGATACATGGTCACCAGCACGGACAATTTCAGGCCAGCCTTGAACCTGGGTCCTCCACGGTAGCCATCACAAAGCGTGGCCGACTTGAGCGCAAGTCGGTAGGTCTTGACCTTAGCCACGGTGAAGACGCGCTTAGCCTTCCAGTTGATGCCGTGCTGGTGGTTGCCCGAAATGGCAGGGAAGGGGAGGGACAAGGAGAGCTGCATACTGTTTCCCTTTTTCGTATTACTCGTGTTCGTTCCGGCTGGTCGCGCTCTTCACGGTGTGCTGGGGGGTGTCCGTCTGTTACGGGACACTCCCCCCCGTAGGGGAAGAAATCCGTAATCCGTCATGGCCTACTGCCCCAACGGTTTGCGGGCGTTCCGGGGTGCCGTCAGGAACGGCCATTTCCGTAACGGCCTCTAGCCCTACTCGCAGTAGGCCGTTCCTGAAATTTTTAACCTGCTCCGTAATGGCCGTCATGACCGATTTCAGGAACGGGCCGTCATGGCTTATGCATGGTTTGCTATATGTCAGGAACGGACCGTCATGAGCCGTCATGCGCGTGTAATCGCATGGGATAAAAGGATAAGTTGCCGTCATGGTGTTCACTCGGCGTACCCCATGGCAAATTCGCCGATTCCCATGCTGAAAGGACCGTCGGGCACGTCGAGGAAGGCGCAAATCCGGCCCTTGTAGTTGGGCTTGACGATGGCCTTGTCGGTGAGGAGCTGGTCGACGAGCTTGCGCACGCGGTCTCGGCTAATGTCCTGCAGCTCGTTGGAAAGTTCCTCGATGCGCTCGTGCACGCCGTTCTTGCCGGACTTGGTGAACGGGCGGCCATCGCGTGCCGCCTTGGCGATGTCGGCCTGCAGGGTGCCCAGCAGGTCATTCTCGCTGGCGAAGCCCTGCAGTTCGGCGTCACGGCACACCAGCAGCCCGTTGGAGTTGCGCACGAAGGTGGGCATGCCGCGATCGGCCGGGCCGTTGCTCTTGCAGACTGCGCCGCGGAAGACCTTGTTCGGCGCCCACTCCTCGCCCAGCTTTTTGCAGACCTTGCGCGCCTTGGAGCTCTCCTCGACGGCCAGGCCGATGAGGCAGCGCACGCCGTCGACCAGGGCCGTGGTTCCGCGCACGGCGTCGCGCATTGCGGCCGGAGACAGCGTCTGCTTGCCGTCCTTGCCCCCCGCCTTGCGCATGTGGTGCGCAAGCATGACCACGGCCCCGCTCTCGCTGGCCAGAGAGGCGAACAGGCCCGTGGTGAAGGCCCCGACCATGGGGTCGGCGTTCAGGTCGGCCATGATGAAGCTGGCCAGCGGGTCGAGGTTCACGAGCTTGAGGTTCTTGAACTTGGCGAGCTCGTCGCGCAGGCGCCACCACGACTCGGAGGCCTCGGGCCCATGCTTGCCCATGACCACGAGCGGCATGGGGCCGCCGTAGTTCGGCAGGGGAACCACAAACAGTTTCCCGCGCGCGGCCTCGCGCCGCTTGCCCTTGGGGTCCATGCCCGCCATGCGGCGATGCATCTCGTCGCGGTCGTCCTCTGCGGTGATGATAACCGCTTCGCCTTGGGTGAGCACGTCGTGCCCCCACCAGCCCTTGGAGCCGGAGTTGAAGTCGAACATGCTTCCGTCGCCGCCGGCCACCTTGAGCGCCAGGTCCAGAGTGAGCATGCCCTTGCCCGCATCGCCCATACTGGCCAGCATGACGGCCGTGGACATGGGGAGCACGCCCTCGACGAGCCAGCGGCGCTCCGGGACCTCGCCCGTAAAGCTGTCGACGCCCCAGGCGCTGACATCGAGGGGCCGTTGCCCGGGCATGCTGGTCCCGGTGATCTGCGTTGTCACCACGTCCAGGCCCTCCAGGTGGTGCAGGTCGTTGAAGTCTGTCGGCCGCGTGGCCACGTCTTTGAAGCTCGGCATGACCACCGAGCTGCCGACGGCCTTGGCGGCCTCCTGCGCGGCGCTCAGGCCCGGGTTGCCGTCCGTCCAGGCGTCATTGTCGGCGGCGATGATGATGCGCGCCGTGGGCATCGTGGCGCGCACCTCCTGGGCCACGGGCCCCAGGTTGCCCGCATCGAAGGCCACAAACACCGTGGCGCCCGTCGCGGCGTGCACGCTGGCGGCCGTGGCGTAGCCCTCGGCGATGTAGACGGCCTTGGCCGGGTCGCCGGGAATCCAGAAGGCGTTGCCCTTCTTGGCCCCGCCGGTGAGGAACAGTTTCGCGCCGTCCGGCTTGATGAACTGCAAAGAGTGGATCTTGCCGGTGCGGTCCATGAGCGGCACGACCAGGTTGCCGTGCTCGTCGACCTTGAGGCCGTGGGCGGCCACGCCCTTGGTGGAGAGGTAGGCGTGCGCATGGGCAGGCTTGGCGCGCTCCCAGAGGAACGCGGCGCGCTCAGCGGCGAGCACCCGGCTCTTGGCCAGCTCCTCGTCACGCCTGGCCATGGCCTCGACCATGCGGCGACGGTTGGCCTCGCGCTCGGCCGGGCTGATGTCGTGCACGGCCCTGGCGCACCACTCCTGCGAGTCGCCGGTCTTCCAGGAGCCGAAGGCCCCGGCCGGGATGCCGTCCGGGTAGAAGATGAACCAGCCGTTCTTGCTGCCCGGCTTGTCGCCCGGCACGGAGAAGCGCTCGATGCCCCCGGCCCTGATGTCCGGTCGGCCGTACCCGGCCGCCTCAAGCGCGTCCTGGAACTCGCCGACCGGGTCAGTGAACGACCGGGCCCCGGCCGTGTCGGCCTGCTGGGGTGGTGCATCCCGGAAGTCGAAAAAGTTGACGACCTTGCCGCTCATGATGGCCCCCTACGCCGCCCAGCAGCGCTGCGCGAAGTCGCACCACTTGCAAACGAAAAAGTCCGCGTTTTGGGCAATGCGCGGCAGCTGCACACCGGCGTCGCAGGCGCGCAGGACGGTGACGGCCCGGTCGGACACGCGCTGCGCCTCGGACGCATCGAAGGGGACCTGCTCGGCGTGGATCTCCATGGTGTCGGCGTTGAGCGCGGTGAAAAGCGCCGGGTTGGCCTCGAGGCCCATGTACGCCATGTAGATCTGCACCTGGGCCCAGTATTCCGGGTAGGCGGTCTTGAGCCCTTCCTTCTTCAGCTTGGCGATGCCCTTGGCGCCGAGGACCTTGCACTCCCAGAGGGCCGGGTACAGCATGATGGTCGGGCCAGCGCAGAACACGCCGTCGCAATGGCCGCTGAACCTGCCCTCGCAGGCCTCAAAGCCGAACTGCTCGCCGTTCTGCTTCTCGGTTCGCAGGTCGAACCCGGCCTGGCGGAACCAGCGGATCATCCACTTCTCGCCCTCGTGGCCGCGGTGGAAGATGCGCAGCTTCTGGCCGGTGAACTCGCGGCCCGGGTCCTGGGGCGTGCCGAGGAAGCTGTACTGGATCGCGCGCGGACACGGCCGGCCGATGATCGACGCCCCGAGGTAGGCGCGCTGGCCCTGCTCCTGGCGCTCACGCTGAAGGGGCGCGCCAAGCAGTTCGTCCAGCGTTTCGGAAAGCGAAAGCCTGTGCCGAAGATCGAAAAGGTTGCTGTAGTCGTTCATCGTTTTCCCCCCGTGTACCTGTGAATTTCTTCATCCTGCCAAGGGCACTTGCCCTGCCCTTGGTGGCCATTCATCATGTGCATGAACGCCTGCCCGCACCATCCGGGACTCGGCTTCTCGTGGAAGCTGGCGCACATCTTCTTGCAAAACTTCGAGTGCGCCTTGATCACCTCGGCGCAGTCCATCAGAACGGCACGTCGTCGACGAGCCCGACCTTCCCGGCCAGGTCCGAGCCGACGGCCTTGATGAACAGCGTGCGCTGGCTGGCCGCGTCCAACACGGCGTCGCAAAGCTCCAGGGCCTCTTCCTTGGTCATGTCGGCCACGCGCTTGTCGATGATGCCGGAACCGCTGAGGCGTCCGGCGAGAGTCGGCAGATCGAAGTTCATGAGACCCCCAGGGCGCCCTCGATGACGCGTCGGTTGAATTGGAATGTCGCGTGGCAGCTGGCCGTGTACTTGGTGAAGCAGGAGTTCCCGAGCATGTC